AGAGCCCTACCACCCGAACCAGTTATCTTATTGTTAGCACCATCTTGTGATATAGTCAAGTCAGAGTTGTCACCAACTTGTCTTACATAAATTTCATTTGCCCAACAGGGAAATGTTATAAGAACAAGACTAATTATTCTGAATGATGTTAATATCATTTCTTCCCCCTTCTCCAATTTGAATATCATAAAACTCTAGTGCATCTTGCTTTAAGTCTATAGTGTATGTGTTGTTTTTGTTTAGTGTCATCTCAAATATGTGATTTCCACTGTCTCTTCTGAACAACCAATTGGTGCTTTGATCATATATCTCTATACCTGTTTCTGGGTCTTTACCCAATTTTATTCCATCTGTGCCTTTTTCAAATTCACTTCTCATCTTTAGAGCAAGTTGTTTATTCAACACATCTAAAATATCTACTAGAAAAGAATTTGCAAGAAAGTCAATATCTAATCCTGTTGACCAAGTTTGTCTCTCATCTATGTAAAGTGCATCTTTTTCTAAAACATCAAAATTTAAAAAGTCAATTCCCAAGAAATCTGCAAGTGCTTCAACTCTTTGTTGTTCTAACCCTTTATCAAGTTCTATAGGTCTTCTTCTTAATAGTAGATTAAGAATACTTTCCTCATCTATATTCAATACAACTGGTTTCATTGGTTGTTCATATGGACTTGCAACGATTGTTGCCTGAAATGCTTGGTTCATAATAACCATACCAACCTCTGATTCTACAGAAATTTCACCAACTACACAATCAAAGTTTGTGTTACATGATGGTAGCAATACGATAGTAGAAGAACCCAACTCATCAACTGTCATTGAGAAGTCTGTTCCTCTAACACCAATTACTGCTGTTGGAGTTTTAATCTTTACGTTTTGTCTTGAGTTTTTTGCAATCTGTCCAGAAGCATATCGAACTGTTCCAAAAGATGCTTTGAGTGATAATGAACCAGTTCCAGTATTTGCATCATATACAAATGAATCGATAACAAGTTTGGAATGTTCTGTTACATCTACTCTAGTTTCATCTATAAACTCAATTGATGTTCTTCCTGCTTTCGTGCGAATCGTGTCCATTGATTCCACACCAAAACCTTTATCAATTCCCTCAAAGGCATTAGTCCCACGTTCAATATTCGTGTTACCTCTTTGGTCAATTACATCTCCTACTGTATTTGCATAAGCAGGAGATATTAGAATTAATAATACACTAATCCCTCTGTATAATATCGACATCAAAACTATCTCCAACAATTGTCATATCAACTGTGTTGTCGTAAATTCCGCTTTGTGAGATGTCAACAGTACCGCCACCACCAGTGATGTCTAAGTTAACAGTATTTCCAACCGAATCTCCGTTTCCAGATTGATTTGTTGTAATAGTATTTCCTTCATTACCAGCTGCACTTGTTGTTGCAAGTGAGGAGCTATTATTCATAACTACAGTTAGTGCTGTAGATTGTCCATCAATAGTTGATGCAATTATACTATTATCACCTGTAACTGTAAAGTTAACTACAGAGGTATCTGCATCAGATGTTTCACCAATGTCAAATGTATAGTTATTGCTATCGCCAGTATTTGTGATGTTTAATGTTACAGTATCACAACTACCAGTTACAGATGAACTACAATCTAGATCAACTACGTTACTTGAACCAGTAAATGCCCAAGTACCTGTGTATGTTGTGCCCTTGATAACTGCCGCAATTGTGTTGTAACTTCCAGTTTGTGTAATACTGAAAGTCATATCATCGCCATTTAAGGTTGCATTAGTGCCTGAAGTGCCTACTATGTTATCTTGCCCATCTTGGGTAATGTCTAGGTCTAGCGAATCACCTGCTTGAGTAATATAAATGTCGTTAGCTTTGGCACCGTAACCCATGATAAGTATTGATAACAAAAAGATAGAACTTATTATTTTTCTTTTTTCCATATGTTCTCTTCTCTAGATTTATTAGACCTATGAGTTCTCTTTGGTTATATAAAGGTCTTGTTCAAAGTCCCACAATCCCTTTTTTTCTCCCTTATAAATCATATCAATAATCGCTTGGTCGATTGCAGCTTTCACTGCAACGGATGTTGGTTCGTTTGCCGCAGCACCACTCTCCAGTTCAAATGCTTTTGTTCCCATTTCAAAGAACCTAAACACATTGAAGTCATCCCTTACACTGGCAATTGTTTTAGTAACATTTACTGTCAATAAAACCTTACCAGAATTAACTGAAACAAGTCTCATAGAAACCGTGACTTGGTCAGTCCTGTAAGAAGTGTCACCACCAACACCAAAATAACGTAGTCCAGAACCACCACTTACGATGTTAGCATCATATCCTATAATACCACCTTCAAGTATTAAACCTGCCAACTTTAAGGGTTTAAGTTGCGGTTTAGTTTCACCCTGTTCATATTGTTCGTATGTAGACTTTGCCAACTGTCTTTCTTTGACTAAGTTGTTAAGTCCACCTCTTTCAATAACGGTAAACCAATCACCGTTACTCGCATTTTGTAATGCGTCTATAACCCACGAATCTGCACCTTGGGTTACAGCAGTTGATAATTGTGAAAACCTTTCACTTGGTTTTCTTTGCCCTGTTTGGTCTTTAAACTCATATACTGCGATTGTCATTACTGGAGCATCCAACAATGGCAAATCCTCTAATTTTTCTTGCACTCCACTTTGAAAGGTTACAGGTGCTTCAACCTGTCCTTCTAAGTTTAGTTGTGTCGTACTAGCACAACCTCCCATCAGTACACATGCAAAGAGTAGGATTATAATATGTTCCATTAGAACCCGAACCCATCTAATGGTACAGTAATCTCAGTGAATGTTCCATCTTCTTCTGTTATTTGTACCGTTATAGTATTCGTAGTTAAGTCTTTTATCCAATAAATCGTTGCACCGTCTAAGTCTGCTGTACCTGTCAACGCACCATTATCCTCAAACATACTGTCAACCATCTGTTTGCTGATTTGTGCATATATACGAGATTCTACATTATTAATAAATTTATTAATAGTCTCGTTTTCTTCTTCACGTTTTAATCTTCGTTCTTCTGCTTCTGCATCATCTTTAATTTTTTGTTTTCGTTGATGCTGTAATTGTTCTATCGAAAGGAAGTGTTGCGACTGTCCTATACCACTGAACGATGGACTGCTGAAATCATGTACTAAATCTGAAGCACTAAGGCTTACTGGACTTAGAATCAACATTCCCCCTACCAACAGGCTTCTGTACAAATTCTTCGCTATTACTACCATATTTTCTCACTATCTCCTCTAAGTCTCCATCTATAGGTTTCCCAGTTTTTTCGTAATGTTCTAACAACATACTTAATTTTGTGTTTAATCTTATCATATCATTATCAAGCATACGCACTCTATCCACAAGTCCGATTAACGTACCTTGTGCCTTTGCAATGACAGGGTCAATTGTTTCAGTTACCCATTTCCATATAAAGAAAACGAAATAACCAAGTCCAATTGCTGCTATTAAAGGAAATCCGTATTTACCAATTGCATCTGCTAATTCTTGCACACATGTTCCCCCCTAATCACGCCGAGCATCATCTTTGCCCTCGTTTGCTGCGATTCTTTCTACATTTGGTTTAACTCCAAATGCATAACTCATTAGTGCATCAATTTTCACTAAGTCATTATTCATAGTTTGAACACGATTGTCAAGTGCTTGGATAATATTGCTAAGAGTAGTGACACTGCTTGTGACACCATCTAATATAAAACGTATTGTGAGAAAGACAAAATAACCAGCGGCTAATGCTCCAGCGATAGGGGCACCCACTTCTCCTATGAATGATATGATATCCATTAGACTTCTCTCTACTAGTTAATAAAATTATCCTTTTAACAACACTCTCTCAAATGCATGACTATTTATACAAACTATACTCGTTGTCATAAATTTGACGGAATAGTAATTTGACACAGTTTAGTGTCAATAGTGCAACTTTTATGCCAAAAAAAAGGGACACCCATTTCTGGATATCCCTTTCCCCAATCCTAAGATTGTTTCTCTACTAGTTTCTGGTTCTTTCAGTGTGAATCCAATTCAACCACCAAGGAATTCTGTTGCCCAGCAGACCTTATCCCACTTTACTCGTTTGCTAACTTCTCAAAGTACGACATTGCATCGTCATCATCATTACTTGGAGCAACGAATGGTGCAGTTTGTGGTTCTGGTGTTGGTGCAGACGCAGGCGGAGTATAATCCGTTGTATCTTCATCAACCATCGCCGCAGCAGTCTTACCTGTTGCAACAGTACCAGACAAAACAGCATCTAGTCTTGCTTTCAATTCATCATATGATTTGAAGTTAGAAGGAGCTGTGAAATCAGCGAGCGAATGGGCTTTAGCGTAGATAGTCTCTAATTCCTCATCCGTTGGTTTTAACTGTACTGGCTTGTCAAACTCTGACTTGTCATAGTTCCAATATCCGTCAACCTTACGAATTTTCAGTTTGAAGTTCGCACCTTCCCACATATCAAATGGGTTGATAGGAGTTTCATCTGCAAATTCTGGTTGCATTGCTTCCATAACTTTGTCGTAGATTTTCTTACCATAACGGTACAGCATAACCTTACCATTATTTTCTGGATTCATTGAATCCTCAACAATGTAGATATTTGAGTAGTATTGCAATTTACGTTTCTGTGTCCTTGCAATCCCCTTATCTGACTCTACACCAGAATTCCACAATGCAGAGTTATACTCTGACACAGGGTCATTTTGATTAAGAGTGGTCAAAGAGTTCTCAATGTACCATTGTCCAGTAGGGCCTTGGAATGCGTGATTCCATAGACGTACCCAAGGAAGTTCTTCACCAGTTGGTGCAGGCAAGAATCGAATTACGGCATAACCGTTACCCGACTTATCTACAACAGGTTTCCACAGACGATCATCAACGTATGACTTCTTTTCCGTGTTAGGCGCTTCATCCTTTTGGACTTGTTGAAGCAGTTTGTCCAGACTATTCTGGTTTCTTAGTGCTGAAATTGACATATATTTTCTCCGTATGTTTTTCGTATGTTAAAGTATTTCACGTTTATCATTATATAGATTGAATAAGTTTGTATTCCTATTCAACATTATTTATAATACTATAATAACGGTGCAAAGTCAAGAGCTAATTGTAAATTATCTTGTTCAATGTACTGTACATTATCGTATCTTGTCCACTCTGGAACAAACGCACTAGTGCCATCTGTTCCTAATGGAGCAGGATTAACCTTATAAAAATCCACATTTGGGAAATCTTTAAAGTTAATTTCATGTTGAGTTATCCAATTCACTGAAGGAATCTTAGATGCCGTTTTAGACAAGTAATTATCCGTCCCTTTATATACATTATTAATTAACTCATTCGGACTGCCTAAGTCAAACCCAATCAAGTAAACTTTACATGGGTTCTCTTTTTCTAAAGCAATCCTCACAGCAACTGGGCCTGCACTCCAATCACTATAATTCTCTGGGATAGTCTCAACCATATCTTCATCTTTAACCCAAGTAACATATTGCTTATGGGTTGTTAATATTTCGTTGAGTCTAACCTCTTCTACTGTATCTTTGTATTTGTCATACAGTATTTTAATTTGTCTGGGGTCAGTACCATTTAGTGTAAACTGTTTTCTACTACCCCTCTTATTCTGTACTAGTTGTCCTTGTCCCCACCCATCAAAGAATGGTAGATTTACCATACTGTCATGTGCGAATGCTGGTAACTTAGTATGAGTTCTAAAGTATGTTTTGTTATCAGAACAATATCCAGAATCATATACTTCGTGTTGCATTCCAGCATCTATACAGACGAGGGCATCTGGTGTAAAGTCTCTATATAATGCATTGCAACCATAAACCTTACCACGCTTCTTTAGATTGTCTAAATCCACAGATAGTCTAGATTCACCATTACCAATAACAAAGACTTTACTCACTTTTATAATTTACCTTCACGTTTCTATATGCTTTGTCCCATTCCTCTGGTGTAGCAGAATTAAGAGAATAGCTTGTTGTTCTATTATCCCACATATTATAGTCAATCCTAGATTCGTAAGATTTATCTTCTGGAGGAACAATTTCCACATTACCATCAAAGTTATAACCATTCGCCTTGAGGAAGTTTTCAAATGCGTCACACATCTCATCTAATCCAGCATCATCTTCAACATGAAACTCAATTCTTTTTGTGTGATGAGTTGTTTTAAACCCATGTACATCATCTTGTACGGGCTCTTCGTGAATAAATCTATACATTACAATTTCTCCAGTAGTGGGAATATTTTAGCAATCTCTTTTGCACACTTTTGTGCAACGTCCATATGCTCCTTTTGAGTTCCATTTTCAGAACGCAATTCGATATAGTGAACCCATGAACGCAGTGTTCCATTCATGTATAGTCGTGTCTTAGTCAAACCTTCTGGTAGAACTGCACGAGCTTGTTCTTTTGCAATTCCATTATCAATTGCCCACTGGTAACAATCTCTTGCCTGATTGATAATACCGTGTTGTTTACGTTGCCAATTGGTAATTAATTCTTGCATCTTAACACTCTCTTGAATAGATGGGTCATTCTCTATCTCAATAGAGTTCTGTCTATTCTGAGTGTCTTGTAAACGACATTCTCTTGTCGTAAATGCGTCACCCATTGCAGAAGGTTCTGCATACCTTTGTGAAAACTCTTGGAAAGCGAAACTACGATGTCGCACAATTTGATGTGCAATATCACGAGTAGTATCAATCTCTATGCAAGCGCTAGCCATTTCAAGCGGCGACCAGTGCTTGTGTTTAACAAGGTATTTGATGAGTTTTTCGGACGTTTCGTGACTTGCTTGGTTGGCCGGATTGGAGACACGGGCGCAATAAGCAATGAGTTCTTGGATATCTTCACCGACATACAAATCTCCTTTTGGGGGTTGCGAATAACTGATTAGTCTTGCTTTAGTAAGCATTGTGGATGTTCCTTGTTCTTCAGTCACCATTGTTTTCCTTCACTTTCTTAATACATTCAAAATCCCAACCCATTTGGTTGAGTACCGTAGGAAAATTATAAATTACTTCTTTCACTTTACCGTTAACTATTGTTTCAATTTTCCAAACAGCGTGTGACAGTCTTGTTGTTTTCATAACATAATCCTTAAAAGAAGTAGTTTACCATCATACTTAGGATGTTGTCCTAGTTACTACCAGTACGGCGGTAACGTGGACGATAGTTAGTGTTAGGTTGGTTAGCAACTTCTTGCAACCGTTTAGTAACATCTGCATCACGCTTTTGCAATTCTGCATTGTCACCTTCCAACACTTTCACTCTTGAGATTGCTTCTTGCAATTTTGCACGAAAGAAATCTCGTTCCCGAATGATTTCGTCTGACATTAGAAACTCTCCTTTATCAGCTTGAGTAGTTGCGATTTACATTTCTTCTTATCATAAGAAAGAAACACTCCATACTTAACGATTACTCGTTTTACATCTGGCCAAATCAAATCATTTTTCATATCCTTATCATGCTGTTTGACATATGACAATAACCCTTCCAAGATTACCATCGTTTCTAATCTGATCCTCTTAGCGAGGAAGTTCTTTAATAATACACTATGTTGCCCTTTATTGCAAGAGAAAATTGAATTAAAATCTTCTACTTGTAAAATTAAAATGGACATATCGTTCAAAAAATTATATGACAAAGATTGCTTAGTCTTAGACCACTCCATATAGTTCTCCTCGTTAAAGTCACCTATATATCCTTTTGGTGATTTCACGAAATTAGCAATAAAGTAATCTAGTGTCTTATCGTCATATTTTCTTGCCGTCTTGGCAAAGAAATTCCTGTCCCTTCTTTTTAAAAATGATGCCTTAGTTGCTGATGTTTTACCACCGTACTTTTGATAGTCGTAGTCTGTAGTAAAATGCAGTTTTAGACCAATATACATACGATAACAATCCCACGCTTCCATCAGAGTTTATCCTATAGTGGTAAAGTTGCTACTCGTGGCAAGAAGTTTAAATTCCTTGCATCTGCTTCTAATTTTTCCTTGAGTGGTTTGGAGATTAAAGGTGCGACTGCATCTGGCTCCATTGAATGTTTCTCGCAATAATCTAATATTGCATCCATATAGGTTGTTTGTCCAAGTCCAGCATTAACCATCTTTTCTATCATTAATGCGAACTTCTTTGGTGTCATCACAGCAAGTTCTTCTAAGTTATTTTTCATTATAAACTCCATATTAAAGGTTAGATTTGGGAGAGGACAGAAAGGATACCCTCTCCCAAACCTTATAAAGCAGAGCCAGTGTATAGGTGCTGGGTGCAACGTACAGACTAACCGTGGGTCTGCATGGATGTATTAAGGCATCACCCTTTGCGTAGAAGTTTTAAATACATCAAAACTTTTTGTCTACGTCTATGTTCTTCTTGTGCTTTACGGAAACACCACACTTGATACATAGTCATAACACTCTCCCCTTTAAGGTTAAGTGCGTTCCTTCGCATAAATGCTACTTCCGTCCCACAGGGGATGAACGTATAAGGTGAGGATGTTTCTGTTTACAAGTACACCCTCAAAACTCAGTACGATTAGGCAGCTAGTGCGTAATCTACAGGAACATAATTGTCATTTGCAATTATAGTTTTTGACCATTTACGGAGTCACCCGACAATTCTAAACTTTCCTATTCCTACCTGTCGATCCTAGTTCGCCCCCATCATAAACACTTCGTGTTCCAGATAGATACTTTGGAATTTTAGCATCTGCTTTACGGTTTCTTTCTCTAAAATAGTCTCTTGTAATCACAACAAGTCTAGTCTTTGATAACCATTTAAACATATACTTCTCCAAGTGTTTATGGTGGAGGCGTTGGGTACTGCCCCCAAGTCCAGATTAGTATTCAGTCTGCGTCAAGCAAATTGTATTATATTTATACCACATTGGTGTTTGAATGTCAAGAGGCAATTGAATTTAATGGCTTACAAATATATTCAACTTCATCCCAACTTCCATCTGCTGGTATTTGTGCATGTTGCACAAGTGCTATCTCACACATTTTTTTATCTTCAAACCATTGTACATCCTGTTCGATACATGTTGAACCAGAACATACAGTTAAAAGTAAGTGCCAGATGATTTCCATTAAATAGATTCTCCTTGCGTCATTAATCTAACATGAGTATTGCCAGAACCTAAGATACACCCCATATCACTTCCCTGTGGAAACTCTATAAGAGTCCAAGTTCCTTTTGCTTCATTTGTTGCAATAACAAACTTAGACTTTTGTGCATTGCCATTTGGTAAAATACTTGCACCTTCAAAAACAACACTTGGCATTTCACCATATGCTTTTGATGTAGCAATTACTTCCTCTGCACTACCACACTGAACAGGTTTTGATGCCCAATATGGTTCTGCCGTAACAGCAGTACTAAACAGTAGCGCTGGTAG